CTCGTAGACCCTGCCAGCAGACCTTCTTAAAGTGACAGTAGGAGCAGGTAGAAGTCAGCACCATGTTTCCACTCTTGCCGTCTGGCACAGGCTCTGCACAGGGCTTCTCAGGTGACTCATTCTTGTTCACCACCTGCCACACATGCTTCACTCGATCCTCAATGGAGTAGCTGATCTTCTCATTCACAGGAGCCTGGGTGTCCTCTTCATCGTACATGAGATAGGTCAGGTGTCCGTTCTGCTTGTCCATTGCAAGCCAGCCGTACTTTGTCTCACCCTCAGAGTGAGCATAAGCCTTGATCTGTCCCACATAGGCAAATGGATCATCATAAGCCAGAGATCCATCCTTGAACTTCTTAAAGCCATAGGTACTAGTGGACTTGATGTCAGTCACAATCCCATCAATCTTACAGTCCATAGACCCTTTGACTTCGGCTACCTCACAGGGGTGCTGCTCATGTGTCACCTTATGTCCTGACATCTTAACCAAGAACAGCAGCATCTCCTCGATGATGTGACCATAGAGGAACTTGATGAGGTTCTCTGGGCGGTACTTCTGTCGTGCTTTACTGTGATAGTGATTCCATAAATAACGGTCGTCCCTTCCGATATTTGAGAGCCTCAGCTTGCGTGAATCAAAACTCTTGCTAAGGAACTCCTTACGCATGAGATCCTTGACTGCCTCACCAAAGGCATCAATCTCTTTCTCAACATCAACCCCCTCTGGTGCCCTCTTGGAGAGAACAACAGAGTAAATATCATCTACTAATGTATGAATCATAGAATTGCCCCTACGTTGCTACGATGCTTGACAAAGCGCATCTTTCGTGTTCTAGGGTTAAATACTAGTATCTGAACTCCAAGCATCTCCTGAGCAAAGGTTCTCTTGAAACCCCATTTCAATTCACTCTTCTTGCTCTTGATGTCAAATAGCCAAACCTTGCCATTCTTGATTGCCACAATGTCCACTGGACCTGTTGATCCAGAGTTTTTATAAACCTCAAAGCCATTGTCCCAAAGCCAGGTTACTGCGTAAAACTCAGCTAGATCACCTATTCTGCTTGTGTTTTTGTTCAATGTGTTTCGCTCCAATTGTTTCCAATGTGGTACTCACCAGCCAAAGGACAGTTGAGCTTGAAGTGAAGCCCTGCTGCTTGGATGGATTGTACTGCCAAGATCCCAAAGGATCTGGCTTGCTCTTCCTTGACTTCACTTTGTATTTCATCATGGATGTTACCTACAAACTTAAAGTCAAGACCCCACATATTAGCATACTCATGGAGGATACACAGTGCTTTTTTCATCACAATTGCACCTGCACTTTGGAGCAGTGTGTTCAATGCAGCATGTTCTGATCGGACATAAACCTTCCTCCCATCAACACCAAATAAAAAACCTCTGTGGCTTTTAATGGACACTTGTTCCTTAAGGGCTGCCAAAGCAGGCACGTTACTTAGAAATTTCTCCTTCAGCCTCTTTCCCTCTCGGGAATCTTTACCCACAATGGACCCTATTTTGGCGTCTCCTGCCCCGTACAGGAAAGCGTAGATAAAGGTTTTTGCTTGGTTCCTGGTCTCCAGTCCTGCTGCTAGTTGGTTCTTTGTGTGTACATCACCCGTCAGGATCTCCTTGGTGTACTCAGGATCATTCATGTAGTGTGCAAGCATTCTCAGCTCAAGCCCACTGGCGTCTACACCCACCAGCTTGTACCCCTTTGGTACCACCCAGCAGGCTCTACAGTCAGTCCCATAGGGCTTCCCATTGGCTGTCACCTGCGCCATGTTGGGGTTGCTGTGTGTCATCCTTCCTGTAACTGCACCATTGGTCCTGACTTCCCCGTGGACTCTACTGTCCTTGTCAGCCAGCTCCACCCAAGACTCCACCATAGCAATTCTTTTCTGTACCATCAGGTACTCTGCTATGAGTTGAGCTTGGGGAATAGAGACACCTTCTAGGACAGTCTCATCCACCTTGGGTTGCCCTGTCTCAGTGAACTCCTTGGGCTTCCATCCAAACCATTGAAGGTATCTTCCAATCTGCTGCCGCGAGCCTAGATTGAATGGTGACCAGCTTATCCTGCTGAATGGTCCTGCCACCTGTTTCCATTGGTCTTCACCAAAGAACTTAAGACCCACTGAGGATAACTCCCCATTGAGTTTGTACTTTGGTGTTACTTCTTTTTCAAAGACAGGTAGAGGTTTGAATACTGAGAGAACAGTATCCTCCAGCTCCATCAGTTTCTGCTTTAGTTCACCAAGGAAGGTGTAGCACTTCTTCTGGTCCAAGAGCCACCCATTGCGGGTTTGCTCTGTGATGATCCATGCTACTTGGTGCTCTAGCTGAATGGACTGTTCAGAGAACCCTTGTAGTTCCTTGAGCAGGCACTCATGCAGCCTCTTGGTCACCTGTACGTCCCTCAGACAATACTCGATCATCTCAGGTGTACATTGTGACCAATCACTATGGTCACCCTTGGGGAACCCTAGAGCCTCACCATAGGAGGCTAGGCTGTGTCCTAGCTCCCTGCTGGGGTTTGCAAGCCTTCCAAGGACCAGGGTATCTACTACCCTAGCTCTATCAAAGGAAACACCCCACAGACGTTCCAGCACGGGCACATCGAAGCCTATGCCATTGTGGAACACCCATGTAGATTCCTTGTGTTGGTTGAAGAAGGTTACAAAGTCATCACGCCTCGTGAATGTCTGATTGTTGACACAGACCACCCATATCTTGTCCGGGGTCAGACTGTTCGCTTCTATGTCCGTGTACAACAGCATTCTTTAGAGCCTCTTTTTCTTTCTTTTTACTTTCCTTGTAGTCTAACCAACTGTTTATTCCCTCCCAGATACCCTCAAGATCTTCTGCCTTGTACCATCTTCCATTAGCTTTGTGCCTTGGTGAGTACATCATATTGTAAGGTGAAACAAACCAGAATGTTCCCCTGTGGCTAAAACATACTTGTCCATTGGAGTAGGGGTAAATATTTGCGAATTTGTTCGTTCATCATGGCGTTCCAAGTTGTTTTTTCAATCTACGAATCTCTGCTTTGAGATTACGATTCTCATAATCTGCGAAACCTGCACGTTCTTGCATTTTTTTCATTTGTGTAGCAAAGTCACGGTCGCTTGGCGTTAAATCTTCATCAGGTGCGATAATAAATTTACCATTTTCCCAATCAAATCCCATAGTTATACTTTTTACATGCACCATGGGACGGGAACCAACAGTAGCATATGGTAGTTTAATCAAAATCATCACCTCTGGATCCTCACGGTAACCATCACGACTATAACGATTCACAATATGACACAACTCACTCAATTTCATCATTTAACTCCGAAATGTTGTTTAATTCTAGTATCTATCCGCTCTGGTCTTCGCTGATCTGTATACAAACCTTCAAAAATACCAGCACACTCCAGCACAATCAACTCGCCAAATTTCAAAACTGCTTCTCGATCCCATTCATCAAGTTTATCCCAACAACCTTGAGAAGTCAAGCCAGAATTGTCAGCCTGGGACATATGTGGACATAGCAAACTCTGCTGTTTGGTTTACAGATCCATCAGAGATTGTGAGAACACCAGGTGTAAGGCAATCATTATATGTTCCAATAACGATGCCAATCTATATCAGCATCTTTAGCAAGTTTGTTTTACCTTTCTCTATAAGAAACATTATTGTGTCAACAACAAGATCAACGTCAACTTCTGGTCTTGTTATCCTGTACTGACCTACTCTCTTAGCCATGTCAGAATGGAACCTCATAGTTCTGTTCAGCACTGTCCTCAGTGATCTCCACCAGTCTACCTGTGTCTCGATCATAGAACAGTTTACAGGCTACACCCGTGAGACCAGCAAAGCGATTCTTTAGGACACGCACCACAGTCGTGTTTGCTTCCTTGAAGTCTTCTGCCTGCTGGTTACGTTCCAAGCCAATTACACAGTCCGATAGCTGTGCAATGGCAGCAGACCCCCTTAGTTCACTCAGGGACACCTGAGCACCCTCCTCGTGACCCTTGGAGCCTTGAGGGCGTCTAAGGTGAGATACTAGGAACATACCAATGTTTAGCTCCTGAACCAGTGTTCTGAGCTTGGTCATGATAGCATCAATAGCTCTTCTCTCGTCGCCAAAACCCTCTTGTGACGACACGATGATGCTGATATGGTCGAGAATGAACCATTTACAATCGTATGCTTTAGCCATGTATCGAATACGGCTAAACACACTATCATCATCAGCACTACCAAAGTGCTTCCAAAAGTAGAACCTTTCTGGGTTGATCTTTCTTAGCCAAGCTAAACGATCATCTTTGGTTACCCCTGGAAGATGTAGGGGTTGGTTTGCCATGATCGAAGCAATACCTAGACCAGTCCTCTTTGGTACTTCCTCAAGAGCAATCACAGCAATATTGTCCTGAGTGTTGGTGTAAAGATAATACTCCATCTCTCTCAAGATCTGAGATTTACCCATACCAGAACCTGAAGTGACAGTCACTAGTTCACTAAGGCGGAACCCATAGGTGAGATGATTTAGACCACTCCAAGGATAAAGAATACTATTATCTTCTTCTTCATTCTCTACCTCTTTAATAATCTCCTCAAAGGTTACAATACCATCTGGTTTGTGTGCCTTTGAATCCCACCAGCACTTCATAAACTCAGTAACATTACCGTCCTTGAGCAGGTCACAGGCATCCTTAGACCCGTCTGGGAGTTTCATGATCTTTAGCTTATGTGGACTAAAGAGATCCTTGATTGATTCAATAGCTGCCTTACCAGCATTGTCATTATCAAAGCACACAACAACAGAATCATAACCCTCAAGAAACTCTAGGTTATCTTGGATGTCTTTACGGGCACCTTGGCTACCTGTACGAATACTAACCACATCCCATTTGTTATTAAACATCTCAGACACAGCCAAAGCATCACACTCACCTTCAGTGATTGTAATAAATTTTCCAGAGCCTCTACATATCTGTTGACCAAAGAGACCTAAACCTTGAGATATACCTTTGCATGAGAATTGTTTTGATTGCACTACCCTTGTTTTGATAGCAGCAATATCGCCAGTATCAACTCTATAGTAAGGATAGTGGTGCTTTGCAATATTTCCAAATGAATCATATTCAACATGAACATTAAACCTTTCACAGGTGGCTTTGGATATTCTACGATCCTTGATGGAATCAATAACACCAACCAATTCTACTTGCATAGTAGTACCTATGTTATAACCATTATCTGACTTGCTTCTTACATAATAGTTACAATTAGTTGAAAAACAATAAGCACCCCCATCATCATAAATAGCTAAGTTATCTTTAGATCCACACTTAGGACAACTAGAGTGTCTTAAGAACATACTTAAATCTCATCTATGTTTATTAATACATATTTAGATTTACTATCTAGGTTATTAAATTTAATAAACCTACCTGGTTTCTTATAATCAAAATTAGAACAATGAAAGTATTCTGCATTCATCTTCCTAGATGACCAGAAAATTACATTGTCTCTGAGCACACCGTAGAGTGTAGTCTCACTGTCCATCGTAACACCCTCTAGGACCGCATAGGAAGCCCTAGGAGACGTTCTGAGGGGTAGGGTAGCACCTACCTACCGGGTACCCCTCTCTCAGAGCCTCCT